AATATCAGAGAAAGCCGAAGGATTTCTGATAACAACTAGAGCATCGTCTACGCCTTGTGCTGTTTTAATTCTATCAACAACCGTGTCAATAATGTTATCGTCTAAAGTGATGTTGCTCTTTTTAAGTTGATTAGAGTTTTCAACGGCGCTCTTAACTGTTGCTGAATCTAATTTGCCCATAGCAACTGCTTGAAGATTTTCAAAGTCTTTTATAATACCTTTAGACTCTGCTCCTCTAGCGTAGTTGATCAGCTGTGTTTGATCTAGCTGACCCTCTACATAAGACAAGTCTTCTTTAAAAGCCCTAAGAAACTGATTGTCAGCGTCAGTCTTGTTTTGCTTTGACTTGAGCTGATTGAATTTAGCTATGCGTTCTTCTGTTATAGGTGCTGCGGCCCTACGAACAGCCATAGGAACGCCTTCTCTTCTAGAGGCAACTGCTCGCGGATTTAACACGTCTGCAACAGCTTGTGGTGCAGTAGAAGCAAGAGATGCAATCTGCCCAGCTGTTCCAGAACCATAAAAGTAAGGCTGTCTGTTGGGCGCTTCTAAGGACAACGCCTGAACGCTTCTCTTTGGAGCCTGTGCTGCTGTAGTAGCGGCTCTTGTTGCTGGAATAATGCTTCCTAAGTCAGCAGCGTACCCTAATCTCTTAGCCATGTCTGGATTTTGTTGTAAGTACTGAACAGCGGCTTTAGCAGCATCTGTGTTCATTACTTGATTACCTAAATCTCTAATTCCCTGTTTAACAAAATCAGGGGTAACAGAAGAAGCTGCAGACATAAACAACTCTGCAGGAACATCCGCAAACATCCCTACAGCATTAGCAGCCCCTTGAAGCATTTGGTCTCCAAGTCCTAACTCACCACGAGAGTACCGCTGAGATTGTCTAGCAAAGTCAGCTATACGCCTCTCGGCGTTTTGTCGCATACGAGTCAACATTCCGTCAGACACTTATTCTTCCTCTTCTGCTCTTGTTTCGTTAATCAAGTCAACCAGAAGTGCTCTGTCGGCCTTTAACTGTGACAAAACACCTTTGTCTTTAACGTAAGAACCTATCGCTTTATCCATAGCAGACAAAGTTGCTGCATAAAAACGAAGCCTGTTCTTTTTACTCATTGTTCTAGCGACAGCAAACAATGCAGCGCCTGATCCTGCACCTAAAAGAACACTTTCGGTTAGTATTTTTCCAGCAATGCCACCAGTTGCCACTAAACCTAAAGCAGTTCCGGGGAGCATCGCTCTTTGCTTAAGAGTTTCCCAAGATCTAGCAAACATATTGACACCTTCTTTTGCTCTTCCTTCACGCAAACGGTCTTTAGCTGTCAATAGGTTGTGCATTCTATCTAACAAATGATGAGTTTCGTCACCATCTGTAATGTTTTTAAGGGTTTGGTTAAGCACATTTCGTACGTGCTGTCCAGCTGCGCTTTTAGCTGACTCTACAGTTGGGTCAAATACTTTACGCTGCCCTGACACAAGAAACTTGTCAAACTCTCGTCTAACGTTTAAAAGACTAAGCGCATCTCCTTTGCTCTTTTGCAGCATTTCAAGAGCAACGGTCGCAAACTCTTTTGCTTTACTCTGTGCATCAGGACTCAACAGTTTATAGGCAGGTTGATTGCTAAAATCTTCAATGGTTGCAATCATGTCTGTTAAAACTGTGTCTAAATCAAATTTAGGGTTGCCAGATCTTTTTATGTGTGCAAGCAATTCTTTATCTGCCTGACTCACAGCTCCGTCAACCACTTGGTGATTATAAGTGTAAGACCTATTAGGGTCAATATCGTCTACAGTTTCTAAAACTAAATTGACAGTTTGTTCTTTTTCTGAAGGCACGTACACTTTCTTACGTGTTGGGCCTACCTCAATAACTTCTCCAGCCCCTTCAAAGTTATCTGGACGCATCATACGTAAGATGCCAGCTCTCATTTCTTCAATGTTATTTAAGTTGTAAGCAGCTTTAGCTTTTCTAGCCGCAGACTCTAGAGGAACTTGAGGTGTCGCTAGAATGCCTACATCAAGGGCAGTTTCTAATCTTTCTGCTAAATCTTTATTATTTTCTTTCCATTTAGCGTAGGCTTCGTATCCACTACTAAGAGCAGATAAAGCAGTAGAAACAAAAGGGGCGTCTTTAATCTCGTCCCATACCATTTCAGCACCAATTTTAACGCTCTCTGGTAACAGAACGCTAATAGAGTCAGACACAAGTTCACCGCCAGTGCGGGTCGCTTGTGAAATGCCAAGCATAGTAGCTTCGGCTGCGCTCAGAGAAGGCTCTAGTCCCATCTCACGACCCAGAGGTGTTTGCGGTTTAGCTCCACGTAAAATCTGAGCACGTCTCTCGTACTCTGATAAACCTTTAGAAAGAGTGTCAAGAGGCGAAAATTCTTGGTAGCGTTCTCGCACTTGCTCAGGAGACATTGACTGTTCTAAACGCTGACCAAAAGAAGGCGTTACTTCTGGTTCTGGCTGAGGAACAACAGAGTCGTCAAATGCTCCTTGTGCCTCTAGCTCTTGAAACTTTTGGCGAACTTCTTCTTTAGGAAGTCCTCTCCTTTTAGCTTCAGCAATAAATTCTTCTCTAGTCATTGGCTTCCCCAAAGAGTTTCGAAGTCTGAACCGCCTGTAGTCATTTCAGGAACTTTAATTGCGGGGAAGAAAGTCAACACACCGCCTTGTCCTTCTCCTAAACCAGCCCTAACATCTTCTCTAACCTGATTGTATTTATTTATCTTGTTTACAGCACCTTTTCTTAGCTGTTCAAGTAGGTATTTTAGAGAGCTTGCATCAGCGGTTATGTCAGCGCCTACTACTTGTTTTGAGAACTTTAAGTCAGCGTCTGACAAACCTGTACCAGAACCTAAGTTAGTAATGTAATCAGCAACACGAGTTGCGGCCATTGCAGCGTAAGTTTCAGTGTCTGTTATGCCATCAAGACTTGATAGGTCAGCACCAAACGCTTTAGCGTATCTACTTACGTTTAGTTTTACTTCTGCTAGAGCACCGCTGAACATCTGATCAACTTTAGGGAGAGACTGATCAATGGATCTGATTGTTTCTTCAGCCTTGACTGCTTTATCTTGTAGATCAGTAAAGTTCTTTGCACCTACTTTAGCTAACTCAGCGCCCATCTGAGAAGCAACTTGCTCTACTCGTTGGACTTGAGGAGGTGCCTGCTGAAGATCAAGAGAAGCAGGACTAACCCAAGATTGAGACTCCTCAGAATAAACGTTACCAAATTCGTTTACTCGATAGCCTTTAATATTTCCAGTACTATCCATCCAAGGCTCAATATTACCCTTCTGACCACCAATTACAGCATCAAACTCAGTATCAGAAACTTTGTCTAGGCCCATCTGTTTAAACTGTTGAGGCGTAATACCAGCTGCCTTAGATAAAGACATACGAACAGCAGGAGTCTGCGTAGGTAATTTTTTAATCTGTTGAGCCCGAAGATCCTTAGCAATTCCTCTCAAAGATTCTTCATCAGTTGTAGCTCGTACATTTGCAGCTACTTCAGGTAATCCCATACCTTCTGCCATAGTAGCAAGAGCTTCTTGACGATTAACAAGAGCTTGTTTTGCAGCAACATTTTGAGTAACTTTTTGAGCCATTTGTGCTAACTGCAGAGCTTGTGTTTCCATGCCCGGAATTTTAGCTAACTGTTGAGCTACCTGAAGCATCTGAGCAGGGTCTTGGCTAGCTGCAGCTTGAGTCATCTGAGCTATTGCGTTTGCTCTATCTTCAGCAGCTCGTCGAATACCCGGAGCAGCTGCTTGGCTTTGTGCCGCCGATCCTAAACTTTTTGAAAAACTAGGCTGTAGCATCCCACTGATGAATGCCTGTCCAAACTTAGCCATCTGTATTCTCCTTAAGCGTTCCGGTTAACGTTCAACAAGCCTGCGCCAACTTGTCCTAAGACATCGGCTTGACCGAGAGCAGATGACAATAGTGCTTCTAGACCGCCCATAGCAGCTTCTCCGAACAAACCAGCACCTTGGAACTGCGCTTGCTGCGACAGCTGAGGATAGAGCTGAGTAGCTTGCTGCATATTCAACAACTGAGACTGCGGTGTATAAGCACCGGCCAAGAACTGTTGACCCAACTGAGACTGCTGCATTTGCTCAGCCTGAGCTTGCTGCATAGCCATCAGAGCAGCTTGGTTCTGAGCCTGTGTCTGAGCTTGAGCCATCGCTAACTGCTCAGGAGTACCGCCATACTGTGCTGTCTGTACACCTAAGCGTCCCTGTGAAGCCAGACGCTCTTCTAGAGCCAGCCGTTGACGCTCTTCTTCAGGTGTCTGCATAGCTCTAATGCGTCCGTAGATGTCTGCTTCCCTAGCTCCTGTAGGCATCATTGCCTGTTCAAACATAGAACCTGCGCCACCCATGAGTTGAGACTGTAGTGCAGCCTCTTGTGGTGACAAACCAAAGGCGGCTTGTAGATTGCCGTACTGGTCAGGAGTTACACCAAATGCACCGCCCATAGTAGAACGTACAGTGTAAGGCTGAAAAGCAGTCTGCTCAAGGCCCATCTGAGCAAGATCCATAGCGCCGGGAATGTAACGTCCATCAACGTAAGTCCCTGCTACTGCCTGTTCTCCAACGTCTTCTAGTCGGTTGTAAGCAGTGTTTGCTAAGGCTAAGCCAGCTGCTTGAGACGCTGCATCAGCAGCAGTGCCAAAGATAGTTTCAAACAAACTAGGCATTAGTAAGTACCTCCATCAATAGTACCCGCCTCAAGAGTGCCTGTTACTGTTGCACCTCCTGAAACAGCAAGCGTAGCAATGGTGGTAGTACCTGTGAAGGTAGGGCCAGCAATGTTAGCTTTGGTTGCGATAGCTGTAGCGATATTAGAGAACTCAGTATGAAACTCCGTTCCCTTAATAATCTTGTTAGCGTCACCACTAGGCAAGCTATCTTTGTTATTAAAGTAGGTTGTGATTGTGTAGTCACTCATTATACTGTTTTCCCTATAAGTGCTAGAACGTTAAACTCCTGAATGGATATTGGTTGACCGTTGACCTGTGCTTCTAAGCCAACAGTCACAACTGAGCCATCGCCATTAGCGTTGACGTTGATCTTTGAGATGTTAGTGCCAGAGGTAAACTCTGCAACAGTAAACTCGTCGTCTTCGTTGAAGTACGCAGGATACTGAGCGTCAACATCAATAAACGCAGTCTTCACTGCTTCACCGAAGTCGTAGCTCCACTTGATACTTACCTTGTACCCAGCCCCGTTAATAAGCGTTGGCCTAATCTTTTTAAGAATCTTAAGCCTCGTCGGATCGCCGAACGTAAGCGCAGGACTGGCGTACTTAAACTGGTATGGTGAAGCATTATCAAGATACCCGCTGTAAGTACCAATGCCATCACCAGTACCAATGTAAAGAGTTCCATCATCTTTTCTGTCATAAGCAGTAAAACCTGAACCAACCCAGCGTGTAACTCGATAAGACCCATTCTCTAGTTGCCCCCTCAAGTCAAAGCAGTAAGTGATATCAGAGCCAGGGAACGTTATCAAGTAGAAATAATTCTCTGGGCTGTACACAGATGCAGTAGGCTCAGAGCGGCTCTGGATCTGCTGAATCAACTCCTGCTTAATGTTACGGCTCAAGTCAGTCAGAGGCATAGACTTTTCTTGAATCGTTCTAGCGAAGCCTCGTAAGCCTGAGTGAGACATAAACAGTACATCAGTACCGATGTGTTGAATACTGTTGCGGCACACGCAACCAACGCCAGCTACAGTATCAGCGAGAACCATAGAAGCTGGAGATTCTGCACCTTCGTAAACAATGATGCTGTGGTTGCCGAAGATAATTAACAAACCGTTGTGTGCTGCTAGAGCACGAATACTGTCAGCACCGTCAGGCCACACCTTAGAAATGTCAATAGATCCGCTAGTGCCGCCACTAAAGTCAACACCATCAAGCAAGTCAGACCAGTATATTGTGTTAGCATCTGTGGCGTTGTCAGTCACCCAGAGTCTGCCGTAAGCAGCCAGAGCCTCGTGTCCGTACTGAGCTGAAGTAACAGACGCACCAGATACGCTAGACATTTTAGTCACTGCGCCGAGGCTGTTACTGTACACCAGTGGTTCATAACCGCGCTGGAAGAAGTAACAACGATCGTTAAAGTCTACAATCTTCCAGTTGTCTGCAGTGATGGTGTAGGAAGCAGGAGTTGCGTCAACAAGCGTAGTAGTGCCTGTCATTATCTTGTTGTTGCCAGCACTAAAGACAACCTCGTTACCTGCGCTGTCTTCAAAGTAAAACACCTTCTTGATCTTGTCAGAGCCAAGCTCAGTGGCATCAGTGGTGTTAATATCCACACCCTTACGTGCTGCTAACTGTCCACGCTTGTCTATGATAGCGTTGTCGGCAGTCTCAGCATAGGCAGTATCCTGCGCCAGAGGAGAATCTTCAGTGTTGATTCCCTTGAACGCAGGTGATACTAGGTTAATACTTTGAAGAGGCTGGGCCATTAAACGTAACTCCAGATAGTTTCTTCAGGGTGTTTAGCAGCATCAATAGCAATGGCGTCACTGAGGAACTTATCAGCAATGCTAAAGTACTCAGCAGCCGATGTACCACCTGTTTCGCCACGCTCACGAGCTAACAGAGCAACAGCTAGGTGGATCACAGGAGCAGCAGGAACAACCATATCGTCAGCATCGGCAGTCAAGTCATCGTCAGGAACAACAGCGTTGAAACGGATGAGGTACTCAGCGTCCGGCTTAGGGTAAATGTCAATCTGTGTATCACCGCTAGGGTCAACACCGTTGAACGTGTAGTACTGAGGTGCGCCTTTGAGCACAGGCTGGACCAAGTACTTCTCGTTGAACCAGTGCTGCGGACGATACTCCATGAACTCATTAGTGGTGTCGTTAATAACGTCAAGTACTTTTAAACGGTTCTGGCTGTCAGTCAAGACATAGTTAAATACGTCATCAACAGTAGTCACAGTCATAGTCAAGCGTACTGCTGACCAGTCCCATGCGTTCTCAACCATGCGCTTAGCATCGTTAACA